TGTTCTACCATTTGTAATGCATCATCAGAATTTTTTGCCATTGCATATAATTGTATATTTAAATTATATGGAACAGGCATAAATTGTGTATCTAGTTTACCAGCATCACCTGAACTTGATTTTACTTTTTTAAATTTTTGTACACGATTTAATTTTCTAGCAGGGTCGTATGTTAGATTTTGTATTTCAAAACCTAGTCTGGGTAATGTAAGTGCAACCTTACTGTCTAGTCCAGCATCTTGGTCAAGTCTTGTTAACCATTTTTGCTTCGGCCCATATGCTAAAGGCACTTTCATAGATTGTGTTATTACACCACTATTGTTTTTACGAACAATATGTATATCATTAAATAGAGTACCAAACCCTACAATAATACTTCTAACTGTTTCGTGATAAAATTGTCTATTTCCTAACATTACGCAAACACTCCAGCATCTCCAAATGGATTAGACTCTGAGAAGTCTAGTACATTATCGTCTAATTTATCAAATAATTCATTTTGTGCAGTCTTATCTTGCACATAGTCACCTACTATATAGTCTTCTGTTAATAAGTATGCACCATCACCTGAATCAGCATCATTCTCTAATAGTATGTTTGTACCTACAGAAGTAGAGTCATCCTCACCGATTATATTGTCACCAGCAGTTTCTTCAAGTAATAAACCAAAATTACTTCTAGCATGTTGTATATTTATCTCCTCATTTTGAGCTGTTGATTGTTCTAATGTAAATTGATAATCTCTTGTATTTTGACTTTCAGTATCTTCTATACTATCAATATCTAGAATACCTGTATCAATTGCCTCAGATGAGTATTCATATGATTTACAGTTTAATTTGTAAATGGGATTGTTATCTAATTGATGAAATGGTTCATCATGGTCTACAAAACTAATTTCAAATACCTTACCTAATATAGGGTGATAAACTAAATCACCTTCGTAAGGTCTGTCTGTACTTACTGCATCTGATTCTGTAAGTAAATAAAAATCACTACCAGATGTTACAGTTTCTAATAAAGAAAAATCTGATGATTGGTCAATTGTACCAGACTCTAATACTATAGCACCACCTGTAGTATCTGTTCCAGTTTCTATTTGTAATTGTTTTGTTAAATCTTGAAATCTTTCTTTGTGTACAATTAGTGTTAATTCATTTCTATTTTCTAATCCGAACTGACTCATCAATTCTTTCTCACCTTCGTATCCACCCTCTGCATTTTCAACGTACATTTCAATAGGAACTTGTGAACTAAATGTACTGAGTGAATCTTCACCTAATACATTATCAATAGCAACAGTTGTTCTGTCTATGTAATAAACATCATGTCCAAAGATTTGTATCGCTTCTTTTACTAAGTCACTATACAGATTTTTTTCTGAAGTAATGGATGTACTATTATTTGTATGGAACGCCTTATTGACTGCCATAGCCTTATCCTATCATGTAGTCAATAGGTGTTTCAAATGATAACTGAATTTGTTCTTCTAGTCTCTGTATTTCTTCTATTGCTTGAGAATAAATTTGTTCACCATTCATTGTTACCCCACCTAATGTAGCTACACCGTTAAATTTAGAGAGGTTTGCACCCCATTGTCTTTTAATTAATGCTGTTGCATATCTTTTTAAATAGATATCGTCAAAGATATCTGTGTATGTTGCTGGGTCTATTTTACGATAACATTCTATAATTATAAATTCACCAACAGTAACTTGTTCCCAATCCATATCTAAGTATAAACGATTTTGATGTTGATTAAAACGAATTGGCACTTCTCCTACCAATACATGTGAAAGTAAATCTAATTGTTGCATAGTCATTTGATAATGTATAATTGATGTAGATGAGAAATCATACAAGTCATTTAATCTTAATTGGTAACGAATATCAAACATACTGTTTGTTGAAGCGTTTGCAAAGTCAAAGATGTTTGTTACTGATACCACAGCTTGAGGCATAGGAATGAAGTTGTTACCTTCCTTAAAACTTGCAGTTATTGTACTATCTACTGAATCAGCAGATGTTGTAGTAGTGTTTCCACGAGCTCTGTCAATATCAGTTTGAGTAACTTGATATTTTAAATACATTTTTTCAATACCATCATAGTGATATTGGACAAAGTATTGCAAGGCCTCATCTATCCTATCATCTGCTTGGTCATCTGATACATTAATATCTATGACTCCAAACCCCAATGCCCTAAGACAGTACGATTTGAATGTTGATTTACTTGATGGTATCGCCATGTTACTTTCCTCTTTTTCTAGTATTTATAAGAAATATCTACCTAAATATTAAGAAATAAGACTTGACAAACCATGTTGAGAACTGTTAGTATGGTGTTTAATTAGATATGAGATGAATATGAAAACTTGGAACGTGTATTGTAGTGGTGAAATTCATACGAATTGGCGAAAGATGTTGTCGTCTATGGTAAAAGCTGAGCAACTACCTATTGAATTAACCTCTCCTAACTGTAATCATAAGGAATCTGACGCCGTTGGTGATATCCTTGACCCTATTTGTGAAGAACCTACACCAGAACCACCTATGCATTATGGTGAAAATGATAAAAAGTATTTTTTTAGAGGTGTTAAGTCTGCTAAAATCAATCAAACTAGAATACAATCTTTAATTAAAGAGTGTGATTTTGCAGTTGTTACTTTTGGAATAGGTGGTGAATTAGATTTTTATCGTCAATGGAATGTTGCTTTTGAAGCAGGTTGTTTATATGCAAACAATAAACCATACATTGTGGTACATCCAGAAAAACTTATACATCCATTAAAAGAGATTGATTCTCATGCTTTAGCATGGTGTCAGGACTATAAACAAGCTATGTCGGTGATAAAATCAATATGTCTGAAATAGAATTAAATACTGTAGAAGTAGAAATTAACGAAGTATATCCTTTTGTGTATACAATAGTTAAAGAAGATTTTGAAACTAATTTTAAAAACTCTGCAAGAACATTCTCGCAACAGATGTTTGTAAGAGGAACAAACACATACGTTCAATCATATACAAAAGTTGCTATGCCTGTTGTTGTTGAAGATAATACAATCGTTGTAAATAAAACTGAGGGTTTTAAATTACCTATTAATTTTCCTTATTTAATCTCATGGGCGTATTGTGATAATAATAAATTTAATTTTCACATCAAAGATAAAAAGATTCCTTGTGAAACAGGTGGTTTAATTTTTTACCCTAGTTGGTTAGAAAATACTAAACTTACAGTAGAAGGTAAATTTGATGTTGAAATGAGACAAGGTTGTTGCACGATACCATTGGAGCATGTATGAATTACGGAAAAAACAAATACATTATAGAGAGACTTAATCTTGGTGTTGATAAAAGATTGAAATCAATTTGTCAAAATAACATAGAACCTAAAATTGAATTAGAGATGTCAGGTAAAGAAAATGCATTTAAAAAATATGCTATGACGAATTGGTTACTTTATAAAAGTTATGGTGATGACTTTGAAGACTTTGTTAAGGAGATTTCAGTTATTGCAAAAAACTATTCTAAGGAACATTTTAAAAAAGAATTAAAGGGTGAATTTTTTGTAAGTGAATTGTGGGGTATAGTTTCAGAACCAGATGGACTTGCAACACCACACAATCATTGGCCTGGCATATTTACTTTTGTTTATTACTTAGAATTACCAAAAGATAATCCACCTTTAGTATTTACGGATAGTGATTTAGAAATAAATCCAAAGGAAGGTGAATTGATTTTTTTCCCATCTTGGTTGAAACATGAAGTTCCTACAAACTTAACAAGTGGTAATAGAATTTGTATTGCTGGTAATGTTTATTATAATGAACAAACCATTTGATGAAGGTTATCAACTGAAATATTTTGGAAGAAAGGGTCTGAACTAACATCAATAGTTTTGGTTACACTAAACCCTTGACTTTCTAAAAATGCTTTTGAACCTGTATTTTTATCGTAACAGAATATACTTACTTTACTATAATTATTATAGGCGTATATTTTAACTTTATTTATTATTTGTGTTCCCATACCTTGACGAGTAAATGGTGCTTTAACAATGAATTGTTCTATGAACCAAGCGTCTGCAACTTTATTATCAATGTAGATTTGCAAATGTGCTAACTTTTCATCAGAGAATGTTTCTGCCATATGTGTGTCTACGGATACATTATTATGAGGTAAACAAATTGCAGCTCCAACAGGTATGTCTTTATGTTTGGCAACTACAGCATTTGTAATTTTATAATAGTATTTATTATCAAA